GTCTTTCTTCTTAGGATTATTGTGAAAATACTTTCTAATCTCTGTGTCACGATTCTTACCATAGTCTGTAGCAAGTGGCACATGAATACGAAAGCATGTTTCTGTCTGCGCTCCTAAATCTGCTCGTTGTCTTAGAAATTCACCGCCCCATTCAATGACATCAATCATATCGTATTCGTCAGATGGATGTCTCCATAGAGTTCCATCGTTTAGATAATCTCTGTTTCTAAATCTTCGATTCATGCTGAACCAGAATTTAGTTCCTTTGTCGAGAAACATGTGTTGTATCTCTTCTTTGGTATAGAAGTAATATTCTGACTTGCCATATCTTTCTACTTCACGACCTGATGCGAGAGTGCCACCCATGTTTGATAAGTCAAACTTCTCGAAGTCATTGTTCTTTGCTGGATTGATATCAAGAGTTCCCATACCCACTCGCTGATGAATCCAGTTTTTATTTAGCCAGTCTGCTGTATCGTCTAGACTGTCCATACTTTCTTCTTCAAGACCTGTAATGAATGTTGACGAGCCACAATATGCTGTTGGTGCTTTCTCCATAAAGTATTCTTGCACTTCAAGTAACTTGTCTTTCACTTTATTGGGATGCATACCTTTACCAATAATCTTACCTGCTTTGTGATTGAATGTCTCTAGACCATAATGATGAGCAGTAAACCCCGCTTCAATCATGTGGTCCCAAGTTTCTTTGCCGTGTGTCACAAGCATGTCAAACCTTGCATAGCCGCCGAGAAATGGCTGGAACGGTAACTTTCGTGCTACCTTTGCTATCATTTCCATCTTCTCTGGTCGGTCGTTTACAGTGTCGTCAGACAGATAATAATTCTGAATGCCCCATCTCTCATAATTCTCCATCATCTCTGTGTGAAGCGAAGTCTCTTCACGAGTCGTATCTTCTTTCATACCAATCAATGGATACATACAGAACTTACATGTAAAGCGACAACCTCTCGATAGTTCAAGCACAAGATACTCATATGGTTGAATGTAGTCACGCTCTTCATACGAGATGTTTGCGTCTCTTTTAGGATAACACTTATGAGTATGAACTGCGTCTATCAGATAGCCTTCTTTACCATTCACATTTGTTACTTTGTGAATATGCTCAATCTCGTCAGAGTAACCAGTATGTTTATTCAGAATGGCTTCCATTGCAAATTCAGCATTGCCTAGAACCCAGTAGTCGCAATCAATATCTCGCAATGAGCGACCATACCATCCACCCGCGATATGAATTACATGAGGATGCTTGTCTCTGATATATTGAATTACTTTGTTGACATACTGAGGAACACCATCAGTCATTGAGAATACTACACTCCAGCCGCAGAAGACTGTATCTTTTGTTATTCGCGTATCGATGTAATCTATAATCTCATCCCAGTCGAACTCGGTCATATAATCTAGAACTTCACAATCCCAGTTCTTCTTTCGAAAATAAGTTGCGAGTTTGTGATTACCAGTTCCGCGGTGATATATCATAGAAGCCTGTTCTTCTAGAATATCACCTTGATAGGGATTACCTGTTGCTTGTGTATCCGAAAGGCCAAATGCGACATTACCTAGTTTGGGATAGAAACCACCAAAAAAGAGACCGTGTTTATTAGACATAGTTCTCTGGCGCCCACTCTTGACTTAGTTTAAACTCTTTATATTTTTTAATATGACTTACAACTGGTCGTGGATTTTTCTTTTTTGGATATCGCTGAAAATACTTCTTCATCTCAGTGTCACGTTTTTTACCCCAGTCTACCAAAAGTGGCATGTGCATACGGAAACAAGTCTCGCCTGTAATACCCATATCATCCCTGCTTCCGATAAACTGTTGAGTGAACTCAACGGCATCAATCATGTCATAGTCATCAGACGGATGCCTCCAGATTGTTCCATCTGTTAGATAGTCTCTGTTTCTAAACTTCTTGTTAAGATGGAAGAAATACTTTAGTTCGTCTGTGAAGAACATATGGTCAATATCATCTTTAGAATAGAACTTATAATTTGATTGACTATATCTTTCTACTTCACGACCACTCACAAGTTTACCTGACATATTAGATAAGTCAAACTTTTCAAAGTCGCTGTGACCACAGTGATTAATATCAAGAACGCCCATACCAATTCTTTGAACTGTCCAGTGTTTATTAACCCATTCTTGAGTCTCATGCAAACTTTCAATACTTTCTTTCTCTAGACCTGCAATGAATGTAGAACCGCCCGAATAAGCAGTTGGCGCCCGCTTCGTAAAGTATTCTTCAATCTCTAGCATTCCATCTTTGACTTTATCGGGATGCATACCTTTACCGATAATCTTGCCAGCATCATGATTAAATGTCTCGATACCATAGTGATGTGCTGTGAAGCCAGCTTCAATCATATGGTCCCAGATTTCATACTTACCATACGGACCAAACTCACGACCATGATTGATTATCAAATCAAGTCTAGCGTAACCACCAAGAAATGGTTGAAACGGAAGTTTTCTTGCGACTTCGCCAAGCATCACCATCTTCTCTGGTCGGTCGTTTACTGTATCATCAGATAGATAATAATTTTCTACGCCCCATCTCTGGTAGTTCTCCATCATTTCATTATAGAGTGATACCGGGTCTCGGGTCGTATCTTCTTTCATGCCAATAAGTGGATACATGCAATACTTACACGCAAATCTACAGCCGCGTGATAGTTCCATTGACAGACATTCGTATGGCTGAATACCATCACGTTCTTCGTAAGATATGTTCGCATCAGGTTTTGGAAAGCACTGGTGACATTTACTATGAACTGCATCGATGACATAACCCTTTTTGCCATTGATGTTTGTTACAGGATGAAGATGTTCAATCTCATCTGCATAGCCTGTGTGCTTCTTCAGAATGGCTTCGATTGCAAATTCACCATTACCCATAATCCAGTAATCGCAATCAATGTCCTGTAATGCTCTACCATACCATCCACCTGCAATATGAATTACATGAGGATAATGCTCACGAATATAAGCGATAATTCTATTGACATGACTAGCAGAAGTCCCTGCGAGAGTAAACACAACACTCCAACCACAGAAGACTGTATCTTCGGTGATGCGTGAGTCAATATACTCTGCAATTTCATCCCAGTCAAATTCTGTCGTATAATCAAGACACTCAATGTCCCAATTACTCTTACGAAGATATGTTGCAATTTTATGATTACCAAACGAGCGAAAGAGTGCCATCGAAGCAATCTCTTCGAAGTAATCACTCTTGTATGCGTTACCTGTTCCGTTTGTTTCGTATCCTGGAACCCCAAACATTACATTACCAAGTCTAGGGTAGAATCCTCCGAACATAAGTCCGTGCTTCATTTTAGATTAACCTGATGTATCTTGTAAGGAAACTGTTCTTTAGTATATATCTTAATTCTTTCTGCACTGTGACGTAGAGTAAAGTTCTTATGCGACTTGATATGTAAGTCGTCTGCAATGTCATAGAGTTGTGTTGTCGAGCCATCATCGCTCTGACGTAGACCACGACCTATTGATTGCAGGACTTTAACCTGAGACTTAGAAGGACTAGCAAAGACAATGTTATGCAGATTCCTAATGTTGATGCCTGTGCTAAAAGTGCCAAGTGATGCGACGATGATAGCATTCTTTTGTTTCTCCACGATTCCACGAATCTGTTCTCTGTCAGATGCATCGACTTCACCCGACACATAGTATACGGGTCTGTCGCCTGCTCTGTCTTTAATCATATCATATAATGGTTTGCCATGCTTCTCCACAAACTGAAATAATACCAGACTGTTCCCAGTTTGGTCGAGAGCAAGGTTTGTGATGAGGCGATTGCGCTTCTCATTTGTGACAATGTAATCTATCTCTTCTTGATATGTTGCGTCTTTCAATTTATGACAGACATCGTTATGATATCGTAATAGTAAGACAGAGATATTTAGTTTTGCAAGTGTTCCTTTCTCTTGCAAATCTCGTGTCATAGTGACGCGCTTTGTAGGTCCAAATAGTCCCTCAAGCACAAGTTTGTTTGTCTCTGTGCCATCAAGTGTGCCTGTCGTTCCAAAGCGATACTCAGCGTTGACGCATTTGTTCATAATACCAGACAACGACTTTGCTTTGAAGAGATGCACTTCATCTCCAAACACACAGCCGATATTCTCAAACCACTCTTTGGGAAACTTATAGATTGACTGCCATGTCGAGATGATAATCTGTTTGTCTGTCGTCTTATCTTTACCAGAGTAAATCTTATGACACTCAGCCTCTACGTCAAAGCCGTAGTCTGCAAAGTCTTTATACATCTGTTCGACTAGACTTGTAGTAGGAACAACAATGAGTATCTGTTTATCATAGTTGTCCATATACCAACGAAGTAGATTGTAGATGATAAACGATTTACCTGAACCTGTAGGTGACAACAACACAGCACGTTTGTTCTCAATGCCGTGAGTCACAGCATCATACTGATAGTCACGCAACTCATATGGCATCTTCAGGTCGCTTTGAAACTTGACGAGGTTCTGATGCTGAACGTGGTTCTTTTTTGCAGGATGTCCGAACTCAGTTTCTTGCAGTTGCAACGGATACATTCTATCTTGACAGAACTTCTTCAGATGCTCATACAGACCAACGTTCAGTTCACGAGTGACTTGATTGAAGAGTTTGATTTTGCCGTCCCATTTACGTGCCTTATACATCGGCATCCATTTGTAACCAGGAGCAAAGAATGAAAAGTATTCTCTCAATTCTGGTAACTGATGTATCTCACAATCAATGAGCATCATAGAGTGGTCTTTAAGACCAACAGTAATGGTATTAGGTAAAGTCATGCATCTATGTATGCCTTACATACCAGACTCAAATTGTCTCCAGCGAATCATGTTACCAATTGTCTGATGACGCCATGTAAGATTAGAGATAATCTGTTCTAAAGTCTCAATGACAGTTTTTAGATACTGTATACGCATCTCGGACTCCTGTATTTCTGGGTCACTATCATAGTAGTGTTCCATCTCACCCTTCAGAACTTTAAGTCCATTGAATGGGTCAGGATGCCAACCCTTTGTTTTGAGAGTATCTTCGTCCATCTTACCATTGTAGTAGAGCCACTTGTCTTTCAACAGAGACTTCTGTGCAAATTCTGCTTTCTTGAGACGAAGTTTTGTCAAAGCATGATACTCAAGATACTTCGAGTGCAACGCTGGAGTCACACGAGAAGTTTCATCGAGTTGATGCTTTGAGATTTCGGAGTCTTCTTTCCACTCCGCAAGGATGCTTTCTAAATCAATCATTATATAATTATATCAAACTTTACAGTAAAAGTCAAACAATTTCGAACTGAGAGAACCTGAATGATGCGTCAAATGTCAGGAATGTTGTATCACCTGCCGTTGACTGAAACTGAATACCGCCAAGATTTGTTGGCATACAATCTAGATAACGAATTTTCTTTGTTGTGTTGTTGTGACTAGAAAGAATAGACAATGTGATGTCAGCATATGTTGGCTTCTTGGTGCCTCTCTCACCAGCAGAAACAGCACCATCATTTACAATACGAACCATCCAATCATACATTTCTTGATAACCTTTCATATCTTCGTCAACAAGAAGTGTGAAAGATAGTTCAGTAAAAGTCATTTTGTCACCAGCAAGAGGGACAGACGTAATACGACGAACAGGAAGTTCTACGGGGTTGAGATTTGCACCAGGGTGCTGAACAGATTGAGCAAAGAACTCAAGATTTGGATACTTGGTTCTGTCAATCAACACTCTAAAGCCAGACGGCTGAAGATAGTTTATATTATCTGTCAACTCTTCATCAAGAACTTGTGTATTAATCTGCGTTGTATCAATGGGCATTTTAAACTCCTATAGTGCTATTTATAAGAGTTTTAATGACTATCGATATTCTGTGAAAGTTTTGTTATCACTTCCAGCCAGTATTTTCTTGCCCATACAGTGTTGGCGTTATTATACGCCTTCTCTGCATTCTTAATCAAACGAGGATAATCAAATAAACGAGGACAATTAGACATCAATCCGCCCCGATACAACTTTGTGCTTCACGACTTGAAACGTATCATCAGCATCAGTCTGCTTTGCAAACTTAGATGTTGCGATAACTTCACGAAGTTTTTCATCTGCTTGTTTCTGTGCAGACTCCATAGTGATTGCTTCGAAGCGTTTGGCTCCAATAGAACCATCTTTATAGGTTACTTCTAAATCAGCATAATACATATGTGTCATTGATAATCTCCAATCGCGTTAATTACTTCAATACCAAACTCTTCGACCAATGCCTCTACACGGGCATCACGGTCTTCTTTATAGGGGAAGTGGTAACCAGCCACTTCCCCGCCAGTCAGAGAGACATCGACTTCAACAAAATACTTTCCAAGTTTAGGCATTGATTACTGCTCCTTTACCAACCCAAGTGATTTCTTCGAACTTCTCTTCGTAAGTCCGACCGTCTACAGTGAACCCAACATCGTGTAGTTCAGTGAGAACAAACTTTACTGCTTCTTTTGCAGTCTCAAAGACGATAGTGTCTTTCGCTTTACCAGTGATATTTACTTCATATTTCATAACAAGTCCTTTCATTAACTTATATCTTACATTACGATATTCAACAGAGAATGTCAAGCGTTTTCTTCAATGTTTTCAATAATAACTTCTTCAA